CATTTTATTTTGAGTTTTGATTATCTCAATTCTCTCAAGTCAAATGTTCTAACTCCATCAACTGTGATTCTAGCGTAGAAACGGTTGTTAACCATTTTCTTAGCGTAACGAGTCATTATACCTTTGATAGGTGTAAAGTTGAATGGATTGTACATTGTAGGTGTTAATTGAAGAGGTACATACGGTGCGTAAATGTAACCAGTGTCAAGTAAAGATGTTCCTTTGTGACCAATCAAGATTTGATTTGGTGGGAAGTAAGGATCTCTATACACTTGGTAACGACCAGATAATGTTCCAACTCTTTCAATACCCATATTGTATTGATCTTGCTCAGGAGACGCATTTGATACGTGGAAGTACTCAAGGTCGTCAAAGATTGCAGAAACCTCAGAAGAAACAACAATCCAGTTTGCACCACCTCTCAAAGTTGATTTGTGGATTTGTGCAGACAATTGGTTGATTGCCGTAATCAAAGTTTGGTTCCAATCTTTTTGTGTGTAAGAAGTTGTTAAGTTCAATCTTCTCCATCCGTTGTAATCCCATCTTAAATTCCAAGCAGCACCTTTTCTCAAATCTCTCAAGATTTCTCTATCGATTTCAGCAGCAACTTGCTCAGAAAGTAATGCTGTCAATTCAGCTTCAGCGTCGATATTATGGAATGCCGCAACGTCTTGTGCAAGTTCTGGTGACCATTGAGCTCTTAATTTTCTTTCAGTAACAGATACAGTTACAGACTCAAGATCAAAAGATACTTCACCAATTTCGTCTTGGAATTCTAAGTTTTCATATCTTCTCCATACAGCGGTAAAAGATTCTCCAGAAGTAATAGCAGAAAGTGTTGTTCCAGTATAACCATCTAATGAATCGCTACCACAGTTAGCACATGCTGGACAAGAAAGGTCAACTTCAAGAACGATACATCCATCAGGACTACAAATATCGTAGAAAGAACCACCATTTCCATCAGTTGGGAAAGTTGTTTTTGTTTGTTTACCATAATCAACAATACCTCTACCATATTTTTGAGTAACAACTCTAAATAATAATGGTGTAGTTGCTGTTGGGATTTCACAAACATTATTATCTGCATCAATTCCTAAATTAGTAAAGTTAGGTAAAATTTTAAGGTCAGAAAGGAAAGTTTCAGTATCCATTTCATTACCATCAGGACCTATAAGTTTACCAGCACCAGGAAGTGCATTCCATCCACAAAGTTTAATTAAAACTTTTCTTGTATTTTTAACATATACAGGATCGTCGTTTGAAATTTCAACTAAATCGCTACCAGACCATTTAACAACTGTAGTATCAGCTGTTACTGCAGACCATTTTCCTTTTGAATAGTCAAACAATCCTGCTGGATCTAAACCTGCTTCAGCACCTTCATAAAATAAATCATAAAGATTTTTTTGGAAAGCGTTTGCTGCTGGTGGATATCCGATATCATTTAAATCAGAAGCTGTAGGTCCACCTGGAGCACCAACTGGTTTATAGTGTGCAGCACCATCAGGTAATTGATATGCACCTGAATCAATATATCCTTGGATTCTAGGTACAAAGTAGAACAATTTACCGATTGGTAAGTTCATAGCTTGTACTGATACGATATCGTTAGCTAACAATTTAGAGAAAACTCTTCTTACGATTGGGAAAACAACTGTTTCAAAAGCTCCGTTAGAACCTTCTGAAGTTGCTTCGTTAATCAAGTGAGACGCTTGGTTTTCATATAATTGCGCAACATTTTCTTTTAGGTGGCCTCTAAGACCTTCTAGGAACCCTAATCTGTCCCATTTGTTAATTGTATCTTCTTTGATAACTTTAAGGTGCTTAAGACCGATGTTACCAACAAGACCTGATTCTAATAATGCTCCCATTTTTATTGGTTTTTTGTTTTATTTTTTATTTATGTATATTATAAATATACTTGACTTTTAAAAAAGTTATTTTTTGTTTATTTTATTTTTGTCATTAAATCTTTCATTCTCAAGAATTGAGGATTTTCATAAGTCTTAGACTCAATCAAATTAACAGCAGAACCAGATGAAACTGAATTATTAACTGTTCTTTGAATTGATTCATTTAAACTTACACTTTCGTTCAAAGTTCCGTCTGAAAGTTCGTTTTTAATAACTCTGTAAAGATTTTTAGATTCCTTTAAAGTTTCAACATCGTCAAATCTTCTAAGAATATTAATCTTTTCTTGTTTTGTTGTTGAATGTTCGGTAAACAATCTTGTAGCGTAAGCTAAATTTGAGTTAAATACCGCAACCTCATTAAGTTTTGTTCTAAACAAATCAAGAGCTTTTCTGTATTCTTGATTTTTAGTTCTTAATTCAACAACTTCTTCTTTAAGTTGTCCTGGTGCTGCCATTAATCCTCTTTTAACTTTTCTATCTACAGATTTTACAAATCTTGACGCTTCTTTAGTTTCAACTTTTTTAGATTTTGGTTTAATTTTAAATTCACCATCTAAATTTTCACCATCTTTGTAAGTAAATTTAGCTTTACCGGTACCGTGAGCTTTTACTTTACCTCCAAAGGCTTCTTTTCTTTTTTCGTTAAAACCACCAACTGTGTTTGATTTAAAATCTACCTTTTTAAGTCTACCAACTTTTCCTTTAGGTGAAAAAGATTTTGATTCATAAAGACCCTCTTCAAATTCCTCGTCATCTAAATCTGCTAAATATTCATCGTCAAAAGACATATCTTCATCGTCAAAAGACATATCTTCATCGTCAAAAGACATATCATCTTCTTCATCTTCGTACTCATTTAGAGTAGAAGCATCAACTTGGTTTGCATCCATTTCAAGTTCATATATGATTTCTTCATCATCAAAAGAATATTCCATATCGTCATCTTCTTCATCTTCTTCATCATCAAAAGAATATTCCATATCGTCATCTTCTTCGTCATCAAAAGACATATCATCTTCTTCGTCAGAATATTGATATTTAGTTTTGTATGCCGGCATGTCATCAGAGATTTTTAATCCATAATCATCTTCAAAATCGTCATCTTCTTCTTCATCTTCAAAAGACATATCATCTTCTTCATCTTCAAATGAATAATCATCCATTTCGTATAGATCTTCTTCCATATTTATTTCTTCAAAATTTTCCATAGATTCATTTAATTTAATAATGTACTCATCGTCATCATCTGTTAATGTGATAATATTGTTATCTTTAGTAACTACAATGCCATCACTATCACCCATGGCTTTGAATACTTTAATTACCTCGTCATCTGTTGCATCAGTCATGTCGATTGTTTCATCGTCCATATCTTCTGGACTCGATAAACCAGCATCAGCGTCAATAGGTTCTTCAATACCACCAGTTTCATCACTCCCAGTTTCATCGCCCATTTGTAATTGTCCCATTTCTGGTTGATTACCTAATTGGTTTAAATCGGGTTCTTGATCATCTGTTGGCATAGCATTTCCAACCTCTTCTTGTTCCATAAGAGATTCTTTTACTAAAGAATTGATTTCTTTCTTCATTGTTGATGAAAGTATTCCTTGTGCATTTTTTTTAAGAGACTCTTCCAAATTTTTTATTTGGAATAATGTGTTCTCTACAATGTTTTCTTTTGCCATTTATTATTTCTTTACAATATAAATATTACATATTCTCAAAAAATTCATATAAAATATAAAAGGGAAGACAAATGCCTTCCCTTTTATAAAAAATAATTTTAAAAATTAATCAATTACTTCATCAATTTTACTTTCAGTAATTGATGTTATTCTCCAATCCATTGTATAGTTTTCATATACTTTTGTTACTTTTGCCTCAACATCTGTTGGTGAATAACCTAAAACTAATTTTTCTTCTTTCATTTTTTTTACTCTTCCAGATTCACTATCTAACAAATCTGATGTAATTTTTGCTACAAAATATTTTTCTCCTTGTTCCATATTTTTTTTATTTACCCAAATAATCGGATAATCTTTTCATTAAGTCAAGAGATTTATTACCAGAATCACCAATATTTCTTTCTATTGCTATTTTTTTCTCTTCATCAAGATTTTCTTCATATTTCATTCTATCATCTCTATTTAAAAAAAGATATGCCCCAGGTGTTGATGGTGAAGAAACAAGATCAAAACAAATTAATTCAAAATCATCTTGTACTTCATTTGTTTCGCCAACTTTTTTAAGTGACCCAACACCACGAGATGAGATACCAAGTGTTACTCCTTGTCTAAGATAATTTGCAGCCAAATCTCCTTTTGTTGATACAACTCCTCTTTCGTGAAAACCAGGACTTGTTAATAATTTTAATTTACCAAGCAATACAGGACCATCCCACCAAACTTCAGTTATTAAATGTGAAACCCTATCAAGATCAATAAGTGAAGATTCTGGGTGATTTAATTCTGAAAGTGAAGTACCTTTTTCAATCATTTTTTTATAATTTTCTGCTTCTCTTTTTAAAATTCTTTCTGGGTAAACTCTACCATTTCTATTTGGAGTATTGTATTTTTGTAAAACTGCGTAAAATTCAAATGGTTTTGAGTAATCTAAAAAATTTTTAGATTCCATAATATATTGATTATTTTGAGACTTTGGATTTATATAACCAGCATCATATTCAATAAGAATTCCTTTACCAATTTCGTTAGGTGCTAATATTTTCATTTTAAATGTTTTTTAAATAAATATTACTCCTTTTCGGTTTTTACCTTAATTAATTTAGTATTGCCGTTTTTAGTTAAATAAAATTTAAAATATTCGTTTTTTGTTAACACGTCAGAATAAAGTTGTTTAATTATATTTTTTAAAGATTTTTTTAATTTTGTGGATTTAAAATCTATTTCATCAATTAAAAACAAGTTTATTTCTAAATTCATAAATGATTTCTTTTTTAATTGTAAACCACTTGTTCTCAAATCTAAATCAACAATAAATTTTTGATCAAATAATTTTTTATCAATATTATCATAAATTTAATGTTTTATAAATCTGTTCATATTTAAAACAATTCTTTTAGAATCAGATGAAAAATTAAAAATAAAATACGAGGTTATAAAAGAAGACGTTATTGATAAATTAAATGATTTAAAATTAAATGAATCTGATTCTGAAATATTGTTAAAAATAAATGAAACAATAAAAAAAATTGATTCAGAAAAATATGACAAACTAAATTATTTTAAATTACAACAATTAAATAAAAATCTTTAATTGTTTAACTTTAATTTTTGTCTATACTTTGCCCTACTAATTTCATTCCTTCTTTCAACAGATTTTTTTATAAATTCTTTTCTATAATTTAAATGTGAATTTTGTCTGGTTTTAATAACCTTACTTTTTAGTTCTTTAAGAGCCCTTTCGATGTCGTTTTTTTTTATTTTTACAATTAACATAGTTTTATAAATTTTTTATATATTGATATATATTTCAAATTTACGTAAATTTTTAAAAAATAAACATTATATGTATGAAAAAAAAATATGAAAAAAGGCAAAACAACCAAAATAAATGGTTTTAGAACATCTAAGGTT